CGCCATAGTCGGCAGCGTTGCCGGTGTAGGTATTGCCCGCGCCCTGCGCGGCTCCAGTGGCAGCACCGACCGTGCCATACGCGGCCAAGCGGGCGTTGCGGGCCTCACGCGCGGTATTCAGCGCGGTATTGCCCCAGCGCGTGGCCAGCGCCTCGGCGCCGAAGCCGGGCAGTGCCACGCCACCGACCAGCTCACCGCCAAGGGTGGCGTAGGGACTGCGCTTCTGCGCCTCCTCGGACAGCTTGACCTGCTGGTTGACGCCCTCCTCGTAGCTCTGAGGCGGACGCACCCCTGTCACCAGATCCGACAGGTTCTGCGGACCGCCGCGCCCGGTGAGGTAGTTCATGCCGCCCGCGATGCGATCCATGTTGCCGAACGTCACCGCGTTGGTGAAACCGCGGATGGCGTCGCCCGCGGCCTCGTCGGCGCGGGTCAGGAACGGGCGGGTGTCGGCCGCCGGAGGCGCTGCGATCTTGACCGGCGGCGGCGCCAGATCCTCGCTGAAGGTGCCGGGCACGTAGGGCACTGCGGGCATGGCCTGCCCGAGCGGCTTGGCGGGCCGACCGGTGGCGGGCGGCGGCATCTCCGTTACCGGCGCGTTGAGATCCTCGTCCCAGATCCCGGCCATTACCGTGGCCTCCCTCGCCGTAGCGTTTCACGCTCGATCAGCTTCTGTGCCAGACCCGGCGTGTGATAGGTTTCATCGAAGTCCTTCAACGCCTGTTCGTTGGTGGAATGCTGCATCAGCTTGTTGATGGTTGGCTGCGGCACCACGTCAATCATGCCGGGCACACCGAAGCTGCCAAATACCGAGCGGGTGCGGTCCGGGTCGAAGTTGCCCGCGTAGTTATGCACCTGTTCCTGATGCGCGATCGCGGTCTTGACCATCAGCCGTTCGGCGGCGTCCAGCGCCTCCTTAATGGTATCTTTATCGAGCTTGGCGTCGGCGGCCGTGGTTTTCTGCAGGGTTGCCAGTTCCTTGTCCGACTGCGCGCCGGACCCGACTACGGCGGCTCTAGCCGCCGACATGACGTTGCCCATCGCGGTCTTGAACTGCTGGGTGGCCGAGCCGCGTGCCGGGTCAAAGCCGCCGGGGAAGCTGGGCAATAACTGCGACAGGAACGTGTTCACGTCGGCGGTCGGCCCGGTGTACATCTTGTCCAGCACGGCGCGAGCGCGGGCGACCGACTGCGTGATCGCAGGCACGTTGGCGACGCTGGCGCGGCTCTTGTAGAGGTTCTCCTCGATCAGCGCCGGATTGCGGCCGCCGAGGTGACGGGTAATCGTTTCTTCGTACTGACGCTTCGCCCGTTCGTCCTCCAGCTTCTGCAGGTTCAGCTTGGTCTCGGCGTCCTTCGACGCCCGTTCTTGCGCGGCTCTGGTTTGAATGTCGCGGCTCTCGTAGGCTTTCATCGCCTGATCGTGGTCGTCCTTGCGCTTTTGAGCCATCAAGGCAGCCTGCGCCGCGTACTGTTTCTGATACGACCCCAGCACGCTCGGGTCATTGGCTGCCTTTATGTAGTCCAGCTCCTGCGGACCCGGATCGGCCATCCGCGGCGGCTTCTCGAAGGTCGGCGGTCGGTAAGGCATCTCCTCGGTGCGCGGCTGCTTTGGCGCCTCGGGCACCGGCTCGGACGGCGCACCGGACGGCTTGATGCCGACAGGGACCTCTTTCAGCGTACCGCGCTGGTAGTCCGCCGGACCGCGTTGATAGTTGTCTCCCGCCACCTGAACCGGCTGGATGTCGGTCGGGATCGGGCGGTTGTTCAGATTAAGCGGGGAACCAAGGTCGTCCGGGTTGAAAGTTGAGGGCATGGAGGCGGGGGATTGCCCCGCCAGCATAGGGTTTTGTTGCGGCACCCCCTGCCGCGCCTGTAGCGCCCCGGCTATTCGCGCGCGGATGTTGGGATCCGGCGGCGGCAGCGAGGCGCGCTGGACGCTGGGATCCGGCACATCAGAGATGATGTCGGACGGGATGTTCGCCGCCGTCTGCGAATAGCTCAGATCCTGCTGCGGCGGCGGCGGCGCGACGCTGGCGTCCTGCACCGGCGCTGTCGGCGGCAGCGACGGCGAGGCGTCAGCGGTGGCGGTCGGCGCGACATCTGGGAATCCCTCCGAGGCAGGCAGGGCTGCCGCGCCGGTCAGCCATGCTGGCGCGGCCGAGGCGGTCTGCACCGGCGCCGGCGCCGCCGACTGCGCGCCGGTGGCCGGGTCATTGCTGCCCGGCACGGCGGCCGGAGCCGCGGGCAGCACCGCGGGCCGCACGCCTCGGTTGGCGCTATTGCGCTCCAGCGCCGCCATCTGTTCCTCCAGCCGCCGCGACATCCCGATCTCGCCGAGACTGTCGCCGATCGCGGTCAGCCCCTCGCCGACGTTCTTGGGGTAGCCGCGCTTGGTGCCACCCATCATCGCCAGCGCAAGCCGCTGGCGCAGCGCCATGCCTTCCGGGGTCATCGGCACATTGCCGGTCACCGTGCCATCAAACGGACTTGCCATCACGCACCTATCCCTTGCTGCATCAGGGCAGCCTGTCGTTGCCGCTGGGCCTCCTCGGCCTGCTCTTGGATCAAGGCTTGCTGTTGTTGCACCTCTGGCGCCACCTGCTGTGGCTGTTGCTGCGCCATCGGATCGGGCAGCATGGCGGCGCGCTGTTTCTGCGCGGCCATCTTCTGCGCCATGACCTGCATGGCGATGCGCTTGCGCAGTTCAGCCTGCTGGTAGCCTAGTGCTGCGATTTCCTTTGGCACGTTGACCATCCTAAGCTGCCTTGATGATGGATCCCATCACCTGACGGGGTCTGATGTATTTGACGCCCTCGTGCTCCTCGACGGCCTCCGGCGTGATCTTCTCGACGTCCTGCGCCATCGGTCCGATGTGGCGCACGCTGTCCGGGTCGTCCTTGTAGCTGTACTGGTAGATCGGCAGCTTCTTCCGCGCGCCGTCGGTATTGGCGGCGAACACGGTGCCAATCTTGTCTATGTCATCCTTCTCGCGGCGGTCCGACATCTTGATGGCACCGGCGCCGAGGCCGAGCACGCCGCCGAGCAGCGCGTTGTATTGCTGGCTCTGGGTATTGTAGAGACCCATCTGGTTCTGGAAGCCCTGCTGGGTGATGCCTGCGACGTCGGTCGTGGGTATCTGCGTCGACGGTGCATTGACAAAATTGGGCTGGCTGACTTGGCTGCCGCTCATCAGCGCGGAGATCTCGTTGATCGGTTGATTTCTGTTGGCGTATTGCTCCTGCAGCCACTGGTTTCTGGCCGCTTCGGCCGCGTTGAAGCCTGCCTGCGCCTGATTGGTCTGCTGCGCCAACCCGGCGTTGGCAAATGCTGCCTCCGCCGCGTTCTGCTGGAACAGCATATTGGCGGCCTGATTGTAGAACGTGCCTTGCCCTAGATTTTGTTCGTATCCCTGCTGCTGCGCGGCATTGTTGAAGGCGGCGGCTTGGGCCGCCATCTGGTCCATGCGCTGCTGCTCTTGGCCAGCCTGCGAGATCGCGCCCCAGCGCGCGTCGTTCTGCTGCTGCGAACTCTGCAGCATGGCGTCGTTGTAGGCTTGCGATCCATACCTGATGCCTTGGTCGGACAATTGCTGCTGCAGCGCCTGCTGCTGGATCTGCAGCTGCGGGTTCATCCGCGCCATCAGCGCGTCCTGCACCTTTTGCCGGTCGGCGGAGTAATCGTCCGCGCCGCCGTATTTGGTCTGGATCTGGCTGGTGTCGTTGGCGAAGCTGGTCTGCAGCGGAATACCCGCATTGAAGCTGGTCAGCGCCTTCGGGATATTGGAGATCGTCGAGCTGTCGCCCGCGGCCGGACCTCCACTGGGATTAAACGGCGTCGACAGCACGCCGCCGATGCGGCCGGTCTGCTGGTTGGCGATATTGGCCAGTCCCTGCTTGGTGGCGTCCTGCGTGTTCTTCAGCGCAAGCTGGGTCGGCGACAGCGACTGTGTCGCCGTGAAGGTCGGGATGTTGTAGGTCTGGCCCGAGGTTGGATCGGTCCAGCCGTAGCTGCCGGACTGGTTGTAGGACAGGCTGCCGTCCGGCGTGTTCTGGTTGACGTTGCCCAGATACGCGTTGGCCACCGCAGTTGATACGTTTGTTCCGGTCTGCGCCCGCGCGGTTGCTGCCGGATCGGGAGGGGTCGGAGGATCTGGTTTGCTCAAGATCGTATCCTCTCAATACTGCTGGCCTTGCGGCGGCGGCGGCATGCCACCCGGCGCCGCTCCGGGCATCGGCGCCGCGCCCGGCGAAGCCATCGGCTGCGGCGCCATCGCGCCGGGCTGCCGCGGCACGATCGGCAACGTCGGCGGCGCCACGCCCGGCAGCGGCGTGCCGCCCTGCGGCATGCCCGGCGGCGCGTAGGGCGGCGGCATCGGCAGCCCCTGCTGCGGGATCGGCGCCGGGCCTTGCGGGAACTGCGGCGCCACGCTCGGCGGCGGGCTGTTGATGTTCATAAGCGCGCTGGTGATGCTGTTGCGCTGGTTGTCGATACCGGGCGGCAGATAGGGAGGCATCAGGCGGCCTTTGCTTTCTCCAGCGAGTATTGCCGCCGGTCGCGCTTGTTAAATTTGTTGTCGTGCCACGCCTCGAACGTCAGGGTGCAGAGGACACAGTTCCTGTCGTGACCGAGCAGCCGCGGCACGAGGATGAAGCCATAGCCGATCGCCGCCAGCACGCGCAGCAGGGTCGTGTTCTCTTCCTCTACCCGCATCAGCACCATCTGACAGCCGACATCCAAGAAAGGATAGTCGTAGATCCGCCGCAGCGTCTCGCTCGTCAGCCAGTACTTGCCCGGCAGTGCCGCGCCGCTCATCTCGATCACGCCCGCGGCGGGATCGAAATTATGGTAGACGAGGCCAGCGATCAGCTTGTTGTCCTCGATAATTCCGATCGCCTTCGACGCCTTCGGAAAGCCGCGTTCGCGCACGGACGGGATCAGCGCCGCGACGAAGTCGGCGACGAGTTGATCGTGTCCGTAGACGTAGTCGAGCACGCTAACCTCCCGATCGGTCTGCGGCGTCCATCGCCATGGTCTGGATCGCCTTGATCTCGTTCGGCGCGAGTGTCTTGCCAAACGGATTGGGCAACGCCTTGAAAATGTCGGACACGCCGTAGGGACTGATCGTGCCCATCACCTGCGAGCAGCGACGCATGCCTTGGTAATAGCTGCAGATCCCGCAGTGACTGACCGGATCGCCGCGGCCGTAGTTTGCTTCCGCCTGTGTGTGCCTAGACGCTACCATGCTCCGACCCCTCCCTCGCCGCCAGCGCCCTCGCCACCGATACCGCCAAGGCCGCCGAGACCGCCATCGGATGTTCCGCTGCTGGTACCGTCGCCGATGCCACCGCCAAGTCCGCCGATGCCGACGCCGCCACCGAGCGCACCTGCTCCTGACACACCCGAAACACCGGTCGCACCTTCGCCGAAGCCGCCCACGCCTTCGCCCACTCCACCGACACTGGCTGCGCCGGTACCGCCCTCCGCGCTGGCGCCAACGTTGCCGGTGCCGCCCGCTTCCGCACCCGCGCCGAGGCCGCCAAAGCCGACAGAGGCACCGCCAAGTCCGCCGTCGCCGAACCCGCCCAGACCCGGCGCTTCGCCGCCAACCGCACTGGCACCGGCACCAAAGCCGCCGGGGCCGACACCTGCGCCTTCCTCGCCTACCGTACCCTCCGCCGTCGAGACGCCCGACATCGCCTCCGCTACGGCCGCGTCCATCGCAGCCTGCTGGGCGGCGGGGGTCGCTGCCTGCATAGCGTTTGCTACATCAGCCATGTTCTGGTTCTGATAGCCAATATTGCTGTTCATCGCGTCCATGGCCGGAGCGATCGCTGCCTGTTGCGCCATCTCGGCCATGACGGCGTCCGGCGTTGCGGGCGGTGCCACTGTCGGCGCATATCCAAGTGTAGTCGGAGCGGGCTCTCCAAATTGCGGACTGTTAGCCAGCGACGCCACCTGCGCCGCCGTCAGCCCCGTAGTCGTGCCCGGAGGCGCAGTCGCCGTAGGCGCCGCAGGCGCGGCGGGCGCGGCCGGAGCCGCGTTCGCGGTCACCGCGTCGGTCTGGCCGGTCAGGCCGGGCACACCAGTGGCGTTGGTGCCGAAGCCTGCGATCGAGCCGGGCTGCCCGACCGTACCGGTGCCGAAACCGCTGACCGTTCCTCCGGGATCCCCGAAGCCGACGCTCGGCCCGAAGCCGGGACCGGCTACCGATGCGGGCGCGCCGGAACCCAGTCCAAGGCCACCCGGATTGCCCAGCGCAGCGCCACTGTCACTGCCCCCGAAGCCACCCGGACCCGGCGCGGCCGCGCTCGGCGAACCGACAGTACCCTGTCCCAGTGACGGCGCTGCCGACGAAGGCGCGGCTGCGGCCGCAGCTGCTGCAGCTGCTGCAGCTGCCACAGCTGCGTTGGCGTTCTCCGCAGTAGTGGTGACACCTTTACCCGGTACTCCCTCCGGGGACATGTAGCCTTCCTGTACAGCTTGAGCATTGGCTGCCGCGAGCGCAGCCGCATCTTCTTCCGCCGTAGGCTCGCCTTTTTGTGGGGTAACCGCGGGCGGCGCTACTACACTCGGCTGGTTCACAGTGGCCGGGTCTTCCGCGTGTGGATCAGCGGGTGGCTGCGAATTGACATCGACCTCGTTCTCCACGGCCGGATCGACCACGCCGTGCTCTACTTCGTCCTGCGTGAGACCTACCGGCGCCTTGGCCTCCGGCGGCGCTTGCGGCACCGCCACCGGCGGCGATGGCGCGACCTCCGGATCGGCGTATGGCGTGGCCTGCTCCAGTGCCGTAGGCGTCGGGTTGTCCGGGTCGCCGAGGCCGAGCGAGGTATAGCCGCCGCCGTAGGTTTGATCGTATGCCGCCTGCCTGACCAGTTCGCGCGCGACGGCATCGCGGACCGTATCCTCTTTCTTGTCTGACGTCGTTGGCGGCACATAGTTCGGGATCGATGGATTACTGGACGGAATAAAGCCCTGCCCGAACAGCCCGCCCATCACGCCGCTATCGTATCCGGTAGACGGCCCCGCGCGGTTGGTCGCGGTGCCGTAAGGCCCGACGTCGGGGATGGATTGGTAGGCGTATTCTTTATGTCTCGCCATACCGTTGCCCCGTTACACGTTGACGCCCGCGGCGTCGTAGGTCGCCGCAATCGAGATCAGTTCGACATCCGGCAGCGCCTGTTGCGCGATCGTCACCTGACAGATCGGCGCGTGACTGAAGCCGGTGTAGCCAATCGACACCCACATCGTATTGCGCACCGTCGCGGTTGCCGGTGCGGGCTGGTCCCACTGCGCGTATTGCAGCTTGTCCGCTGGCGACGGCGGTGTCGGACCGGGCGGCGTCGGACCGGCGTCCGGTCCCCATAGTCCTTGGTCCCACACATCCAACGGACCGGGATCCGGCGCTGCAGATGGCGGCGGCGGGATCACGATCACATAGTCCGTCGTGGCGCTGAGCTGCGGCTGGAACGGCTCGCCTGCGCGCGCCCTGAACGACGCCCGTGCCTGCCGCCACACGATCGTCGCCGACTGCGAGGAAAACATCTCCCAGCCGCCGACCATGATCGCGGTATAAGGTGTGCCGTCGTCGGTGCCGGTGCGCTCGAACTGGATGATCTTGCCGGCTTGCGTGCCGAAGAACGCGTCGGCGCGGAGCCTGCCGAAGCACATGACGTCCAGCCCGGTGTAGCGGCACCACGCACCGGTGGCGATGTTGACCGCGCCCATCGTGTAGCTGCCGGGAATGCCGCCGGGGAAGGTCACAAACGCCCCGCCGAACTCGTCCCATTTGAGCATGGTCCACGGCAGCGCGCGCTTGGCATTGACCTCGTCACGCCACGTCGGCTTGATGGCGCGGGTGATCGCGGCGAGTTCAAGCTGGGCGGTGTCCTTGGTGATCGACGCCGAGATCGGGATGATGCCATCTACCGTTGCGATCATGACATCGCCGCCAATCGCAGTGTGGCAGTTCATTCCGAGCGGTACCGATGTCGCGTATCTGCCTTCCTGCCGCCAGTTCGCAATGGTCGAAGGATCGCTGCCGGTGAAGATCAGCAGCTCGCCCTGATCGGTCATGAAAACACATTTGTCATCGATGCCGTCGCCAGCGTCGATGCTCCACGTGAAACCGCACAGCAGCTTGCCGCCTTTGGTAGCCGCACCCGACAGCGGGATCAGCGACAGCACGCCGCCGGAGGAATTGGTTGGCAGATACCACGCGTTCATGGTGCCGCCTTCGATAAAGAAGTAGCGGCCGCGGTATTTCCAGACATAGACCAGATTGTGACCGGTCACGACCGACGACCCCGGCGGGCCGACAATCCACGAACCGCCGTCGGCCGGTATGTCCGAAGCCCAGTACGTCGGATGCAGCGTGCGGTCGGCGTTGAAGGTGCCGGTGGCGGCGCTGGTGTGAGCGACGAGACACTTCCAGAAGGAAAAGTCGGTGGTGTCCAGCGCCCGGTTGCCGACCGCATACACCGAGCTGTTGGCCCAGTTGGTAGGCGTCGTGGTGGCGAGCGAAGTCCACGTCGTGCCGTTGAAGCGCATCGGCGCGTCACCGGCGTCGTTCAGCACCAGCATCCAGTCACCGCCCTGATTGGACAGTTGCGAAGCGACGTAGTTGCCGGATGTCTGCCCGCTCTTGACCAGCACCGGCGTCGACGCCGTGACATCGTACAGCTTGGTGGCGTTACCGGCGAACATGCGATACTGGCTGCCGCTGATGTAACTGAACATCGAAATGACAGGTGTCGTCTCCGGCAGCTGCGCCCACGTCTTGGTGCCACCGCGCAGCTTGATGCCCTTCATGGTCGGCATCCAGTTGTCGAGCTGCAGCGCGCCGCCGGGCTGCATGAAGCTCTCGTTCTCATTCAGAATGAGACCTCGCGTCGGCGCGGGCAGCGTCACGGTCTGCAGCTGCTGCGCGACCTGTGCGGGCACGGCCTGACGGCGAAAGCCTTGGTAGGCGGCGACGTTCACGTCGGCACCGGGAACGGATAGGCGGTACGGACGCCACCGCCCATTGGGCGTCTGCCAATAATGATCGGCGCCGGGCTGTCATGCCCCATCGCGATCGACAGTGCGTCGGAATAGGTACCCATGTCCTCGGCGTAAGAGGTGCCCTTGTTCTGCTTCCATTGCCAGATCATGCCCAGCTTCAGGAGCCTCTCGTCCAAGCGGAAGCTGTCGGTATCGGCCAAGAAGCTGTCGCCGTTGCCGCCGCTGGTGAGGCTGACGCAGTTCTGTTCGAGGTAAGGAAAGTAGACGCTGGTACCGAGCGCAAGCACAGGCGCGATCAGCATCTGGCCGCCGAGGATGGTCCACTCACCCGCGGCGTCGTAGTAATTCCGCGCGCGGCGGTTCAGCCACTCATCGGTGTCCGGCACGAACAGCATCGGATACAGCGTCTGCGTCGATCGCCACACGCTCGACGTCAGCAGCATCCGCTGGTAATCCGCGGGCAGGCTGAACGAAGTCTTTACGCCGTCGCCGGTGAAGGTCTGCACCTTGCGAAACAGCGTCCAGTCGCGGGTATCGTAGGCGATGCGCTGCGCCATCTCGTTGGCCAGCGCCAGCATCTCCTGCATGGTGCGGTTGGCGACGAGGTTGGTAGTGACTGACGCGGGCTGTTGAACGCCGACGACGGCGCAGACGTCTTTAATTACGCTCAACAGCGTCATTTCATGCGACCTTGTCCGGCCGTGAGTTCTTGGCCATCCGTCTCAAGGCGTTGCGGTTCAGCGCACCGAGCGGCGCCTGACCGGTCTGCTCGGTGATATACGCGCGCAGCTCGATCAGCGACATCTCGTCGAACTCGTCGTCGGTGGAGGCCTCCGCCTCCTGCCGCGCCTTCTTGATCTTCATGTCCTCCTCAAGAACCGCGTTGCGCGCCTTCAGCGCCGCCAGCTCCTCGACCATCTGCCTGTTCGGTGCGGATGCGCGGCCCTCCTCGATGAAGGCTGTCGCGGCGTTCTTCATCTCCCTGCCACCGGGTCCGAGGTTCTTCAGCTCGGCGCCTTCAACTGCAGCCAATTGCTCCACGGTGTAGATGTTCTGCGCCTTCAGCTCGGAGCGGCGGCCCTCACTGAGGAAGGCTGCGAAGTCGAGCGGCGTGCCGGTCTTGGTCTGCGATGCTTTCGCCTTGAATTGCCGGTACTGATGCGAGAAGCGTTCGGCGTAGCTCTGCTTGGTCTGCTCGCCGGTCATGGGATCGTCGATCCAGCGCGCGAAGGCGTTGGCCGGAAACACCTTGACGTCCTTGGAGCCGGGCGCGCGGATCTCGCAGATCTCCTGATCGTCGAAAATCGGCCGTCCCTCGGCCAGCGACTTCGGCTTGTTCTCGGTCGCCAGATGCTTGAACAGCACGACGAGTAAATCATCAGGGTCTTGAACGGGCATGGGTAGTCCTTCTTTCCTTGTTGAAACGGTCCGGGCCGCCTTCGCGGAAGGAAGGCAGAATGACCTACACGTCAGCGGCCCGGTGTACTCGGTTCGCCTGTCAGCTGTTCGGCGTGCTCAGGCGGCCGGGTTGCTGTCGTACATCCGCCAGTTGAACAGCGGGTTGGTCATCGTGAGTTCACCCATCCAGCCGATAAATTGCGCGATGGCGTCTTTATCGATCGGCATCTGTCCATCGCCGTCGAACAACCTGTCGAAGTTTCGCGCGGAGTTGTAGCGAAGCCGGAGCGTGTCGGTATTGATGCCGAACGTGGTGTTCGCTGGCATGTTGCTGCCGATGCCTCCGTCGAGCACGATCTCGGCCCGCTTGCCGCCGCCGATATATTCGAGCGCGCTGAAGCCGAGCTTGCCGAGCGAGGTCTCGTTCTGTTGCCTTTGGATGGCAACGGTCGCGGCGTCGTAGGCCGCATAGTGTTCCGGCGACATGATCAGCAGATCGGCGTAATCGCGGCCGCGGCTGCGCTGCGTCATGACGTAGTTCAGCATCGGGCGGATCGTGGTCGACGACACCTGCGTGCTTCCAGAGAGGAAGCTGTTGGCATCGAAGGTCGCGGTGCGCCAGATGATGGCGCTGCCGCGGTCGATGCCGCCATAGACGCCGGTCGTGTTCGCGATCGGGATCGCGGTGGCAAGGCCTGTGATCTGCTTGTTGCCGTTGGCGGTGCCGTCCGAATAGATGCCCTGATCCATCGCATCTTCCAGCGCCTTCTCCGCCGCCGAGATGTAGCTCTCGTAGACGTCCATCAGCTGGTTGTCGCCTTGGTTGTTGAGGATCTCCTGATAGCTCAGGATGATCGGGATCACGACCATCTTCGGATCGAAAAACGCGTCATTGAAAAGATCGATCGCGGGGTTCAGCAGCTGATCGTAGCCGGAGTACCATTGCGCGGATTGTTTTCCTATCTGCAGGGTCTGGCGGATCTTCGGACCTGAGTAGGTCTGCCAAAGTCCCTTCCTTCTCATGACCGCGAGCAGCGCGTTGTTGTTGCTCACGAGATCTTCGTAGCCTGAGCTGCGATCTTCGATCGCCATGCTGAGGATCTGTTGATAGGCGGCATTACTGGTGACGTTGGGCATGGTTGCCTCTCCAAAGGGTTCAGATCTGGCCGTTCAAACGCGCGATCGCGTTCGCAACAGCTGCGCGAGGGGTTGGACTGGCCGTCCGCGGTCGCCTCGAAGTCCCGTTGGCCGGGCCTATCTCGTGGGTGCCGTGGATCGAACGATCCGGTTCTCGGGTCTGAGCCGATGTGGAGCGGGTCTGAGCCGCGTGTGTGGCCGGGTAGAGACGCTCTGCCCGCCGGTAGGCCGTTTCGAGATCGAAACCGAGCTTAAGTTCCTGCTCGATCGCAGTCCCGAGTTCGTCAAAGCGCGGGTGACTGTCGGCGAAAACATCGATCGCCGAACGCGTCTGGACGAACTGCTGCTGAGTATGCATCTGCTGCACGGTCTGGCGCAAGCCTTGGATCTCCTGATGCAAGGCGCCAATCTGATGCGAGGCAGCCTGCTGCTGGTTACCCATCTGCAGCTGGCGGAGCTGGTCCGGGGACTGTGACAGGACGTGATACGCGATGTCGCGCAGCCCGATCTTCTGGCCATCAGGGGTGCGCAGGTTCAGATTGTTGACGATGACGTCCAGACCCGCGACCGGGTCCGCCCGCAGCTTCTGCTCCATGCCGACATAATTGGTCAGCGCCTGATGCAGCGTGGTGCCTTGGTCCGACGCCATCTTGTGGAAGTGCCGGATTTTGGTCATCTCGTCGAAGTCGCCTTTATATACGCGGTACGCCTTGACGAACTCCTCCTGCATCCGGCCGACGTCGCCGCGCACGCTCTCGGGCGTGCCGTGCCAGTCGGCCTTGGCCTGCTCGCTCATCCGCTGCGGCGGCACCGCGTAGGGCGCGTTCGGCGCCAGTTTGCGGACCGGCTGTCCCGGTTGCGCGCCTTGCGCAACATTTTGCGCGCCCTGCGTTGCGGCTGGCGCCGTGCGCGGCGCGAACCGGCCGCGGTCGCGCGGCTGCGCCGCGGACGGCACCGCGGCTTCCGCCTGCGGCCGCTTGCGGAGGTTGAGGGCCTCCGGCTTGGTTTCTTCCGGTGGCTGGTTGTGCCCGGGCTTGGCCTCGGCGGCTGGTTCGGTCCGCTGCGCGGGCCGCTCGCCCTTCGGCGGCGGGGCGCTGGCGCGGTCGAAGGCGCGCTGGATGGCCGCCCTGCGGCCCTCCGCCGCGTCAGGAGGGGTCGAGGGGGTCTGCGGGCCAACCGGATTGGGCGAGTTGACCGGGTTCTGGTTGATCGGCACTTCGGTGCGAGCCGGGGGGTTAGGCTGCGCCTGTGCGGGTAAGGGTGCCGCAGTAGTAACTGTCGTGTCAGACATGGTTTTTTCCTTCCGTTGCGGACCCTTGGGCCGCTATTTTGAATTTACGTTACCCGCACGGACCTGCTCGACGGCCTTTCGGATCGACGCGCGTCTGCTTTCGGATGCGGCGCGGGACTGCGACAGCTTCACCCTCGGCTTCGGCTTCTCGTTGCCAACCTCGATCAGGCCATTGGCCTTGCCCACCGCGCGGAACGCGCGCTTGGAGGTGTAGAACCGCCCGTCGACCTGCTCGACCGGGTCCATGATGTCCGAGATGACGTAAGGCAGCGGCAGATTTGAG